ACGCAGACCTGTCAGATCAATCAGAATACGGGTAGTGATAATCCCACCAACACGTTGCACTGAACTACGATAAATAGTCCCAGAACCTGTGGTGATACCTGTTCCAGCTTCAGTCGCTAAAGTGTTGGCATCAAAAGATGTCACACCTGTTGAACTAATACTGGAAAGTGTAGTGAATGCTCCAGTTGTAGCGTTCTTGCTAACAGACGTAAAACCGCCCTCTGAACGTACTGGACCGCTAAAGGTTGTATTAGCCATGTCAATCTCCTGTCTTGGCTAGTGTCGATTACAGGATGTAATCGTCAGAAGTATGAAAAGTATACTCATAAAAGAAAGGGGTGCATAGAGCACCCCTTAGATTGAGATTTGAGGGAATCTCAATGAGCATTATTATTAAGCACCAGTTGTGCCGAAAATGCAACGTGGGTCGGAGAATCCGAAACTATAACGTTCCCTAGCCTTAAAGCGCATATTGCCCGTGTCAAAATCTGCTTCCATTTGAGTGTTCAAAGGAGAACGCTCAAAGTGCAGGAATCCACGAGGTGTATCAGTCAAGATGAAGAATGCATCTGTATCTACAAGGAAGTCGTTAACGGCATAGCCGCTAGGCAACATACCCATAGACCGGATAGCATTAATATCATTGTCTGCTGTTCCTACGCGGAGGTTAGACACCATCAGTCGCTCTGCAACAAACTGTAGCTGACGTGGGATAATTAACTTGGTTCCACGAAGGGCAATCCTAAGACCACGCTCATCGACAAAACCTGCGATAGAGATCAACGCATCTTCCAGAGAAGTTTCGTTAAGATCCGCATCAGTTGATGGACGGTTGGCAAAAGTGCCACCGTTAGTCAGCGGGTGTGCTGTAGAGCACAGTGATACACCGTCACCGCCAGCAGATGCTCCAGCAGTAAAGGCGTTGTTCAAAACGTCTGCTGCTTTTACCTGCTTAGTGTGTGCCATTGAACGAGCCAAAGCACGAGTGTAACGAGAGCCCAGACGATCATAAAGATTGTCCTCAATGGCTTCTTCTGTGATAGAGAAAGCCAAGGCCACTGTCTCGTGGTTATAACGTGCAGTGAATGCTTCGTTTGCATTATCAAAACTGATGGCAGAACCTTCAGATTTTGTTGGTGCAGCACCGAAGCCAGATAACATTACTTCTTCTTCAAACGCCCGGTCTGAAGACTCTGTAGTGTAAATCTCTGCGTGTTGGTTTTCGTACCTGCCATACTCCATGCCGAAAAGGGCATTGAGTCCTGGCTCCAGTTCTTTCGCTAATTGTGCGCGAGAAATTGCCATTTCTTAATCCCCTTATACGCCAGTTGTACTTGGTGTGCCCTGAGCGATAGAACCGGTCGGAGCATTAAAGTGATTGTTGATACGAACAATCAGCGGAACACCAGCAGCACTAAAGTCATCGTTTTCTGGATCATCCAAGATGCCCATAATACGAAGCGCGTGTGAGTTGGTGGTTGCTACAGTATTCAGATCTGCCGTAGCAGATGAAATACCTGTTGTGTTAGATCCACTGTTTCCATTCGCAAACTGAATGTTTGAGAAGACAGCCGTGCGAAGCTCTGCTTCTGTATCATTGCCTGTCTGCACATTCGATGTTGCAATCGTAAACATTTGTGCTGGATTGTCGTATAGGAAGGCTTTCACAGGGAAGTTTGAATCTGCTCCCGCTGCTGAAGAACCCGGCCAAAAATTGGAGAAGACCGTTTTTCCATCTGAAGACCGAACATACTCGCATCCGTTGAAAACACCAACAATAGATACTGTACCACCTGCTGCTGCTTGGAGATCGTCAATCACTCCTGCTGCAATCGGTATGACAGCCATCCCTTGATAAAGGGCGTTAGCGTTATCTGAGGCAATGCGGTACTCCGTTGTACCAGTGGAAGCCGGTGCTGACCCCAGCATACCATACGGCCTTAAACCGAAGGCTCCGTTTGTATTTGCCATTTTCAGTTACCTTTTAAGTTGTCTTAATCGGTATCAGAATTCCTTCCTCCACCGAAACTTACCCTGCTCTGCCTTTCATTATGAATTGGCATTGAAGGGTGCTGCTCTTTCATTAGGTCCTGGTCAACAGCCGTCATCTGGTCGCGGGTTCGGCCCCCGAAGTACTCGTTTCTTTCTTGTGCTGTCTCCGCTGGAAGTCTACAAAGCATTAAGCCACCCTGACCTATAACTCCAGCGTGTTTACCCTCATCGATAACTGGGTACTGATATCCTGGATACTCTTCGGCTCTGACCGGCTCCCATCCCTCTCGAAAACGAGAGTGAACATTCATGGAGTCGTCTTCACCTCTAACAGAGGTTCTAATCCAACGATGAACATACCCATCAGGGGCTGGTGGTGCTTCCAACCTACTTGGTGGTGCCCACGGTTTTCTGCGCTCTTCTGAGGAGCGATCCTTTGTTGCACGAGATGTGCGCTTTTCTCTAGTTTCAGTCATATTAGTTATCCCTAGCCATTAGTCGTGCTTTTTCTTTGGCGTATTGTTCCAAAGTGACGTTTAATTTTTTCGCTGTCTCAACCTCTGACGGAGTTAATTTGACCGAACTGCGCCCTGATGGTTTGCGGGAAGCTGAAGTATCCGCAGGGGCGACCTTTGTACTTCTCCCGGTTTTTTTAAAGTAGTCAGGAAATCTTTCCTGAATCCTTCTATTAATTTCATCATAGTACTCATCTGAAGAAGCGTCAAATCCCTCATACTGAGTAAGATCTTCATTAATCCTCATTGCCTCTCTGGTCATGCGTTCATCATCGCCAAACCATTTATTCTTTTCTGCCCAAGCAACTGCTTTAGGATCAGGTTGAACCTCTGGCTGCGGCTCTGGACTTGGTTCAGCCTGTGGTTGTTGCAGTTGCGCTTCTTGTCTTTTAACTCCTAGACGATGACGTTCTTGATCAATTGATATTCGAGACAACGCTTGTTGTGCCTCAAACATACGATCAACATCGCCCTCATCATGTGCTTGTTTGTATGCTTGTTTAGCAAGATTAACATCGTTTTCTAGGCGTTGACCAAACTCTGACAGATGCGCCTCTTGAGAAGATGCCATTTGTTTTCTTAGTTTTTCGTTTTCTTCTCTTAGTTTCTTAGCCAGTTCAAACGCTTCCTGACCATCTCTTTCAGCACGTCTATACTTTTCAGTGAGTTTGTTAATCCTTTTCTTGACGCCCTTTGAGTAGTTATCAAGCTCCTCATCTGATTCAGGTTCAGACTCTGACTCTGACTCTGGCTCTGGCTGCGCTACTGAAACGGGCTGTTCAGCCGTCTCCTGTTCTAAGTCTATTTGAACCTCGATTTCTTCAGATTGTGAGGTCTCTTCTGTTTGCTTAATATCTTCATCAGACATTGTTAACATCCTCTGGGTCGTTAATTACTGCAATAACTTCATCGTCATTGATGATACGAAGCTCTTTTTCCTCTTTATCTCGAAAACGAGCACCGGCATATCGTCCAATACAAACCCAATCACCCTCACTGCACCAAGCCTGATTACCGAACTTAGATGAATCTTTGTATGCTAGCGGCCCTATCTTCATTACTTTGGCAACAACGGTTCCAACTGCTTCTTTTTTGCGAACGTCTTCAGGCAGAACAATTCCACCTTGCGTTGTTTTTTTACCTTCGTAGGGACGTACTAATATTCTCCAACCGGTCGGTTGGGGAAACGGAATCTCAGTCATTATCTTCATACCTTTCCAGCAGGGTTTTCATTTCTTGTCGAACAAGACAGACACCCTGAATCTCTCCTGTCACACTGCGGTAGTCTTCCATCGACTGAATACTACCGTTTGCTAAAAACTCTTTTAGATCCTCTTCACGATCATCCAGCACTTTATACAATGCTGTCGCAAATTGCACAATATCCATCAGTCTTCTATGCCGTCAGAATACAAGTTATCAAACGTTATGTTCGGATCGGTATAACTAGAGTGACCTTCTGCTGAATGCGTGTACTGACTTGGTTTAAAATCAGGGGCACCTTCGCCTGTGTCCCAAAGTGCAGGTGATGTTGCCCTGACTCTGTTGTTTGGTAAAGCAACAATATTGCCTTCCCAAGGACCTTCGGTTAGATATAAAACATGGCTTTGTTTGTGTTGATCTGGCGCGTCAGCAATTTCGTACTCAGTGTAATCCACTGTGAACATATACCGCGCTTCGTAGAACTCGTGATTAACCTTGGCAATCCAAGGACTTGAACTGACTCGATCTAAGACAATGACTTCGTGGTTTCTGGACTCACAGTCCCACGGCTGACAGATGTAGTCTTCCATGCGTTCAGGCCAATCGTCGCTTTCTGTTTCCACATCAGCAACCAGTGCCTGTATGGGCATTCGTGCCCACATCGCACCACCATGACGATTCTCATCACTATCTTCTAAGTGTCTTTCCTGGCCGGTAAAAACAACTTGGAAACTCAGCGACCTGTCCGGGATCGTATTGACTGCAATGGCTAGAGCATGGAGATATTCCCCATGGTAGTCATCGTGATTGCAAGTAAACTCTTTCCGCACCCAGCATTTAAAATTA